AAAGCGATCGAATGGATCTTATACAAACAGGTGCCGGCATGGATACTGGTATTGCTAGTGATCATTTGGATCTTACTATAGGACTATAACAATGACAAAAGTGTTTGACGCAACAAAATTTAGAAAAAGTATAACAAAATCAATACAAGGGTTGGGCATAGGATTCAGTGATCCAACAGATTGGATTTCAACAGGCAACTACGCTCTCAACTATTTGATGACCAGTGATTTCAACAAAGGAATCCCATTGGGTAAAGTGACAGTGCTCGCAGGAGAATCGGGTGCGGGTAAATCATACATAGCATCAGGAAACATAATCAAGAACGCACAGGCACAGGGCATATTCGTGATCTTGATAGACACAGAGAACGCACTTGATGAGACATGGCTACAGGCCCTGGGTGTTGACACATCAGAAGAAAAACTCCTGAAACTGAGCATGTCAATGGTGGACGACGTGGCAAAGACCATATCGGAGTTCATGAAAGGCTACAAGGAACAACACGCTGATAATAAAGAAGGTGCTCCAAAAGTTCTTTTCGTGATAGACAGTCTGGGAATGATGCTGACTCCAACAGATGTCAATCAGTTCGAAGCGGGAGACATGAAAGGCGACCTAGGTCGTAAGCCAAAGGCATTGACAGCATTGGTCAGGAACTGTGTGAACATGTTTGGAAGTTGGAATGTTGGCTTGATTGCCACAAACCACACTTACGCATCACAGGACATGTTTGATCCAGATGACAAGATATCCGGAGGTCAGGGTTTCATCTATGCCAGTTCCATCGTGATAGCGATGAAGAAACTGAAGCTCAAGGAAGACGAGAAAGGCAACAAGATATCAGAAGTGAGGGGTATCCGAGCGGCTTGTAAGGTCATGAAGACCAGATATGCCAAACCGTTCGAGGGTGTACAGGTCAAGATCCCTTATGACACGGGCATGGATCCATACAGTGGGTTGGTGGACCTGTTCGAGAAGAAGGGCTTACTGGTGCAGACAGGAAACAGGTTGAAATACGTAGACCCGCAGGGCAAGGAACACATAGACTTCAGGAAAGCGTGGACCGGTGATAAATTAGACATGATAATGGCGAACTTCAAAGAAAGCACTGATCACAAAGTGGAAAGTGTAGAAGAGGCACCAAAGTCAAAAGCGAAGAAAACCGAAATTAAAGAAGAGGAAGACGCAGAATAATGATTGATTTCACACACGAAGACATCGAGCGTTTATGGAACTCCATATCTCATTATGTGCCAGAAAGGTCTAAACTGGACGCGGCAATTGATTTCATCAAGAGTCTCGACGACATAGGCATCGAACACGACGAGATAAAAGCGTCTGGCGAGTTTGATCCCAAACTGGAAGAAGCGATCAACACGGTGTTCGAGGAAGAGGAAGACCTAGACGAGCCATACGACGACGGCTACAGCGAGGACTAATGATAAACTGGTACAGTGAAGTAAGCAGGAGCCTATCAAAGATTCCTGACTGCGTGGCGTACTTTGACCAAGAACTTTTAGAGGCCAGGAAGCAGTGCAAGATATACGGCAACCTAGAACGAGCATCCGCGGCACTTCCGGGGATAGTTGAGGAGAGATTCAGCCAACTGCAACAGTTGGAGGCAATACTGGAATACCTAAACATAGAACTGAGAAGATTGAGATCAAAAACATTCCGGAAATTCCTAGAGAACTACAATCGGGCACTGTCCAGCAGAGACGCAGAGAAGTACGTGGATGGCGAAGATGACGTGGTGGATCTCACAAAGATAGTGAACGACTTCGCACTACTAAGGAACCAATGGCTTGGCATAACCAAAGGTCTGGATCAGAAGCAATGGCAGATAACCAACATCGTCAAACTGAGGGTGGCGGGAATGGAAGATGCCGATATCAAATAGGATCATACTCACAGACGTTGACGGAGTCCTTCTGGAATGGGAGAACCATTTCACAAAATGGATGTTGCAGAAGACATTGTTTGACGAGCAAGGAGTTAGATATCATCCATACAAACTACTACCAGACAAACAGAACACATATGAAATGGCAGAACGTTTTGGGGTCACAAAAGATGAAATCAGAAAACACATAAGAGAGTTCAACAGGAGTGCCTGGATGGGCACACAGAGACCGATGTTGGAATCACAGACGTGGGTAAAATTATTGGCCGCAGAAGGCTGGACGTTCATACCCATAACATCACAGACATCTGACATACCAGCACAACAGTTGCGTAAGAGAAGACTGGGAGAACTGTTTGGCGAGCATATTTTTACAAATTACCATATACTAGGCACGGGTGCTGACAAAGATTCAGCATTAGCGGAGTTTCACAACACCGGGCTGTATTGGGTGGAGGACAAGCCTCACAACGCTGTAGCCGGGCTCAAATACGGTTTAAAGCCCATATTAATCGACCACCCATATAACAGAGACTTCGAACACCCAGACGTCATACGTGTAAATAATTGGCAAGAAATACACAAATTACTATCAGGAAGATCATGAAAGTTTACGTAGGTTGGGATAGCAGAGAAGACATCGCATACCAAGTGTGCGAGCATTCGATCAAACGCAGAGATCAGGAAGCAATAGTTAAACCTCTGAAACAAAACGAGATGAGAGCTCAAGGTATCTACACCAGAGATGTGGATAAACTCGCATCAACAGAATTCACATTCACAAGATTTTTTGTTCCCTATCTTAATAACTTCAAGGGTTGGGCGGTGTTCTGTGATTGTGATTTCGTTTGGAAAGTGCCTGCCAAAGAGCTAGAGAAATACTGTGATGATTCCAAAGCGGTGGTATGTGTGCAACATAACTACACGCCCGAGGACGGATCCGTCAAGATGGACGGGCAACTACAAACTGCCTATCCTAGGAAGAACTGGTCGAGCATGGTGCTATGGAACTGTGCCCATGAAAAGAACAAGATACTGACCCCAGAGTTCTTAAACAAGCAAACACCAAAGTTCCTACACAGGTTTTCATGGCTAGAAGATTCAGAGATAGGTTCACTGCCACACGAGTATAATTGGTTGGTGGGTTGGTACAAAGAGCCCAAAGACGGGGTACCAAAAATACTGCACTACACGGAAGGTGGACCATGGTTCGATGGATACCGAGACTGCGAGTACGCGGATGACTGGAAAAAGGAAGTGATCAATTTATTTTCAGCATAATGAATTGGGAGAAAATAAAACCAAATCATTTCTTTAAGGAGCCTGTAGAACACGTGTATGCTTCTACGTTATACGACATAAAAGATTATGACAAACTGTACGAGAATCAAAACAATTTTACACACACTGTTTGGCAAGATTTCGACAGGAAATACAAAGTGGGTTTCCAATTCCACGACGACATCAGGGAAATAAACACCAACAAAGAGGTAATCTGTTTATGGTTCTTCAAGGAAAGAAACGATCGTAGCGGCGGGGAAGATATTATATTAGCAGGCAAGCACTTGAAGTACTTGCCCAACACCTTCCTGATAACAAAGTCAAAGGATATAAAAGTGTTAGAGAAGCAAGACGAATACTTTCGTAGACCTTTCCTACAGATCGACATAAAAGAAAGTAATTGGTCCAATATATTAGAAAGATTCAATAAAAGATCTTAATGTATCTACATCAGCATTCAAGTGTCTTTCTCTGACCTTGCCCCACACATACTGATCCCTTTGAGCTATATTGAGATTTTGTCTTATCTGTTTACCAGCGTTGTCATTCAAAATCTTTTTTGCTCTAAACTCCACCGTGGGCAAATACAGACATCTATTCAATTTCCTAGCAACCTTCTGCGTGTAAGAATCAACATACCAGTGCCAAAAAAACGGTGGTGCTAGATAACCGAGAGTGTTGGTCCAATTCTTATGCACGGCAAAGTGAGCCGCCGGTAAAGGATCATCACCCCACAACTTAGGTTTATCACTTAAATTTTTATTGCCCTTTTTTCTCCCATCACTAGGAACAACCATTAAAATTTTATCTTGATATCTATCGAACTGATCCATGATAATTTGATCC